TATGGCATAGCCAGTATGGCTGACACAGTAAGTAGACTTAACGGTGGTGAATTTGGTGGTGAGGTTATTGCACCTAAGTTTTTAACTACTACAACTAAAGTAGAAACTGCAATCTTTCGTATTAATGATCAAACATTATCGACAGACACAACTATTGCATCTGACGAGAACGCATCGTGTGCTGGACCTTTAACAATTGGGTCAGGCGTAACGCTTACTGTCAATGGCAATCTAACGGTGGTATAACATGGCTGGAACATTAACAGTTCAAAACTTACAGGGTCCGTCTAGTGGGGCTAATGCTAATACGGTGCTGCTACCGAGTGGTCAGACTTTGTACGCACCGGGTCATGTGGTGCAGGTAAAGCATGTAGAATTAGAGTCACGAGTTACTTTAACATCTACAGGTTTTACAGATATTAATCTTGGAACACTTATTACACCAACAAGTACAAGTAGTAAAATCTTAATGATTCTTGAAGGTGATTGTGACAATGGGGCATCATCTCGTAGATTGGTGTTTACTTTCTACAAAGATGGGTCAAGAATAACTGAGTCTGAACGCCATACTTACGTGGAAGCAAGATCAATTCAGCCTTTTAGCCTAATATATATGGACAGTCCGTCTTCAACATCATCAATTAATTACAAAGTTTACGCACAAAGCGTTTCGGGTGGATCAACATATATTGGTGGTTTTACTACTTCACACGTTACATTTACACTTATGGAGATTGCACAATGAGTACTCTCTACGTTGACAATCTCGCACCAAATCTCGGTAGCCGTGTACTGGCGGCAGGTCATGTGGTGCAGGTGGTGCAGGGTACTACAGCTACACAAGTCCAAGTATCTTCTACATCTGAAACAGATACAGGATTAACTGCAACAATTACTCCGTCTTCTACAACTAGCAAAATTTTAGTTACGGTAGATCAATCTATTTGGATAAATGATACTTCTGATGGCAATGCTGGAGGTAATCTTCATCTTTATCGTGACTCTACAAAAATTATTACGTCAGTTAGTCAAAGTGATATGCGTATAACAGCAGAACGAACGGTTGGTGAACTGCGTTTAGGTTGGCACTTAAATTATAATATTTTAGATGCACCAAACTCAACTTCAGCGGTAGTCTATAAAACTACATTGGCTAATTTTAATGCTGTGTATATAGACGCTCAACATAGTAGTAGCCCAAGTCGTATAATCTTAATGGAGATCGCACAATGACCAGCACGATCAAAGTCGATACGATTCAGAACAGTGCTGGTACTACAGGAATTAGTATTAATAGTAACGGTTTTATTGCTCCAAAAGTTCCAACATTTCAAGTTACTCTTTCTGGAAATGTGACTCATAGTGATGCAACTTGGACAAGGGTTGATTTTGATGTGGAGAATTGGGATAACGCTGGTTGGTATGATAATGCGACAAATTATCGGTTTACGCCTCAACAGGCTGGATATTATCAGTTTACATTAACTCTATCACAATCTGATGCTTCCAATACTCAGATAAGAACAATTGGTTCTATTTCTAAAAATGGTGCTTTTGGAAACGGCAGAGTTTGGGATTTGGATTTTACTGGTTCTGGAATATCTGGATTAACAGAATCAAAAACTCAGTCTGGTTCTATGATGTATTATGCAAATGGAACAACAGATTATTTTGAAGCGTATTCTTGGAATAATGTTAGTTCTGGTTCGCCAGTGGTTGTGGATAGTGAATATACAGTGTTCTCTGGTTTTCTTGTATCCGCCGCATGATAAATAGGATAAACAAATGACAACTATAGCAACAGCATTAACAGAACTCGGCGTTACCGAATGGGTGCTGCGGGGTGAGCCTACGACTGAAACTGAGTTTGGTCTTATGTTCCGTAAGGTAACAGGAGCAGACGCTAACGGTTCAGCTATTGAAAGTAGCAACCCTGCTGATTGGGGTTTCACATGGGCCGAAGTGTCAGCAAAGAAAGCTGAACTTATTGCCGCTGAACCTATGCGCCTCTTGCGTGAAGAGCGTGACCGTAGGTTAGCACAGACAGATTGGTGGGCAGTAGCAGACCGCACGATGACTGCAGAACAGACTGCGTACCGTCAGGCACTGCGTGATGTACCTGAGAACTATACGTCACTCGACGACGTAGTATGGCCGACTAAACCATAAGGACGTAACGAATGGCTGTATCAACCATTGACCCCGCTGGTCTCAACATTGGCCAAATTGGCGGCAGGCGTAATCTTATCATCAACGGTGCGATGCAGGTGGCGCAGCGGGGGACTAGCAGCACTGGAATTGGGGCTTCGTCTGGGTATTTTACAGTCGATAGATGGTATATGAATTTTAGCACTAATAACGATAATTTAGTTATGAACATGGAGCAAAGTTCGGATGCTCCAGACGGTTTTAATAATAGCCTAAAGTTAACTGTAGCTACTCCAGAAACTGCGGTAGAGGGAGATGAACAAGCGGCTATTCAATACCGTATAGAAGCACAAGATTTACAAAGCCTTGCATTTGGAGCATCCGCAGCAAAATCGTTTACTGTTTCTTTTTGGGTTAAATCTAGTGTAACTGGAACTTTTGCTCTGAACGCTCATAATATTGATGTAGATCGTTTAACTACACGAACCTTTTCAGTAAACACTACAAACACATGGGAATATAAATCAGTTTCAATTTCTGGAGATGTTTCGGGTTCTTTCAATAATGACAATGGCTTAGGTTTACAACTAAGTTTTTATTTAATGGCGGGTCCAGATAGAGAAGGAACCCCTGCAACAAATTGGATTGCGTATAATAAAGACGCTTTAGCTACAGGAATTAACAATTCACTATGTACAACTTCTAGCGCAACATTTTATCTCACAGGCGTCCAGCTTGAACTCGGCGACGTAGCAACCCCGTTCGAGCATAGGTCAGCAGGGGAAGAACTAAATTCGTGCAAGAGGTACTTTGAAAGGCTTAACTTTTTAGGTACAGATTACGTTTTACAGGGTCAGACAGGTGGAGCTAGTACCACCGCTAATGGTTTACTTTATTATACAGAAAAAAGGACTGCCCCGACTGTTACTCTACCCTCTGCGGGTACGAGTAGTGGAACGATTACTTTTTTAAATTCAACAGGGGGTTATCCATCTAGCGTCGGCAGTCACACCATACAGGTTGCTGGCCCTAAACAATGTCGAGTTTATGGTTCAGGTTATTCCGGGCTTACAGCGGGTAGCAATTCCATATTGTTTTCTACAGGTACAACTTCTGTTGACGTAGACGCGGAGTTATAAGATGGAAGACACGAATATTTCCTCAGCTCAGTATATAGAAGTAATACTTCCCGATGGTACGTCGGAGAACACATCCATCAAAGCCACAATAGACGGACAAGAGATGTTCGTGCCAATCGCAGAGGGCAACCGCCATTACGACGAAATCATGCGCCAAGTAAATGCAGGTGAATTAACCATAGCAGACGCCGACTAAGGTTTAACATATGACCGCTATATCACCTCTAGCTTCATTTCCATTAGCTAGTAGCGCCTACATAGACGCTGATGTAGCTGTCACGGGCGTATCTGCTACTGGCAGTATAGGTACTATTACCTTAAACCTTACTGCTAATGTAGGTATAAGTGGTGTATCTAGTACTGGCAGTGCTGGAAGTATCACTGTACCGGTCTCACAGCCCTCTACAGGCGTATCTGCTACAGGCAGTGTAGGTACCCTCACGTTACCAATAAAGCAGCCTGTGAGCGGTGTAATAGGCACTAGCAGCGTTGGTACGGTAGCACCTAACTTAACAGAGTTTGTAAACGGCGTTAGCGCTACAGGCTCTGTAGGTACAATACAGCCTAATATTATTACAGATGTTAGTGGTGTTTCTGCAACAAGCGCATTAGGTACTACACAACATAACGTAGTGGTTATACCAACAGGCGTTGAAGCTACAAGCGCTCTTGGTGAAGTATTTGTTACCTACGTAATTGATACGTTTGTAGGTGTAGAAGGTACAAGCTCTGTAGGTGATGTTACCGTCAATGTAATACATCTACTAACAACAAACGCATTAACATTAACTGTAGGCACACCAACCATAGATGCAGTACAATTTGACTATGATGCATTTAAAACAGTCTATAGCAGAAAACGCTGCGTATACATACCGAGAGTTGCATAATGTCTACAACATATGAAAGAACTGTGAGAGTACCTAAAGAACAACGTACTGTATATGTAGAACGTCAAACCGATTCATATGATCGCACTGTTTACGTAACGGAGTAATAATAAAATGTCTTTTAGATGGCCTGTTAAAGATCCTGATGAAACGCTAGATTATAGTGTAGATTGGTCACGCTTTCTAGAGTCTGCTGAAGCGTCAATCAGTACTGTTGTATGGTACGTTAAAACTAATGAGATTGGTAAGACTACTCTAGCTTCTGGTCAAGACTTAACTACAGCATCTGGTGGTGCAGTTACGGACAGTATACAAAATATATCGGAATCAAATACTAGCACTGTCGCTACAATTAATATAGCAGGTGGTGTTCTTAACCGTGAATATACCTTCATGTGCAAAATGACAGACAGTACAGGAAGCACCGCTGAACGGTCTATTAAACTAACTATAAGAGAGAAATAATGGCATATAACTTTCTCGGTCTTGTAAACGAAATAAACAGAAGGCTTAACGAAGTTGAGTTGACTGCATCTAACTTTAGTACAGCTAAAGGTTTTTATGCTCATGCTAAAGACGCTGTTAATGCGTCACTTAGACATATTAATCAGTCTGAATATAGTTGGCCATTTAATCATGTAACACAAGAAGATACACTTACAGCAGGTATTACACGGTATCCATTTCCGTATGACTGTAAGGTTATATCATTTGATAGTTTTAGAATTAAAGAAGATAGTTCATTAAACACAAATACTAAAAAACTAAAGGTATTAGATTACGAAGAATATTTAGAAAAAGCTGTATCACAAGAATATAAAACACTTACAGTAAACAATAGCTTACCTAATTATGTATTTCATGCACCGTCTTTAGAGTACGGAATGGTTCCTCCACCAGATCAAGC